TTGAAATGTAGCACCTAATATATCAAGCGTGCCTAATTCAGTAACATCAAAGTATTGTTCTGCTAAGTTTTTATCATAGGTTTGTTCTGGTATAAAAACATTAACCATTAATATAAATGCCCTTGTTTGTTAAAATACTCCAACATTCTTTTCTTTCTGTACTGCCTTTTTGCTGGTCCAGCACCTATTGTTCGATAAACACTTGCAAAACTTGCTAAATCATCAAATCGAACTGTAACAAAATTAGCTTGATAATCTTCGTCAGGTGCAGATGGGTCACCTGCTTCGGCTCTTTTTAAAACCATGTTACCACTACCATCTATAAGATAAACCCCTGTATGATCTGTGGTTGTTCGCCAAGAACCATGTTTTACAAGATCTTCGTAGAATTTTTCATCCAATGCTGGTTTTTGCGATTTATCCATACCCGTAGCTAAAGGTGGAGGTGCAATGACTTTTTTTAAGTACTCCATGTTGTCTTTTAAAGATATTTCTAACAACTCTGTATATTCACTTGCAACTGGTGCGTATGCACTTTTATATCGAACCACTTTGTCATTTATTTTGTTAGTTAAGTCAAAATGTTTTCCTATAACAATATCATAGGCTTCTTGTGCAGCTTTATCTGGATTCAAACCTTCTTCCATCTTTAAGAAAGCTGTGTTAATAATTATTTTTTGCATAGCTCCCACATGACCATCACGAGCTACAGTATATCCACCATCTCTGTTGCCCATAAATCCAGTTCCATAAAGACTATTAGAGTAATCACTAATTAATTTTGAAACTTTATTTACTGCTGTCTCTTTGTCTTTTGGCTCTAAAAGACCTCCCTTACTTTTCGGTGTATCATACCCTTTTACCTTTTCAGGATCATTGGCTCTTATGACGGCTTCCATGTTTACTTCAGTAGGATATGCTAATAACAAATTTTCAGCAGTTGTAATTGTTCCTTTCCTAACTAAATTTCCAAGCATCCTATTTTGCTCGCCACCAAATTGTGCTAAAAATTCATTACCAACCCTTACCTTGTCTTGATAATTTGTTGCACCTCTAAATTGTGCCTGGAAGTCAGTGAGTTGTTGATCTGTCGTAAGCCTTATATCAGAACCTGGAATCCCCATACTTAATTGAATATCAATTAATTCTTGAGTAGTATAAGTTCTATTAGGGTCCTGTGTCGTGATGTATCTTACAGGATCTTCTAATCCTTTGGTTCTTTCGGTAATAAACTTATTAAACTGATTGTATGTCTCCCTACCTTCTGCCGTTCCAATGTTTTTCTTTAATTCATTTTGGGCAGCCATTATGTCAGAATTACTTGAAAACTGCACAAGTGAAAATGCTGCCTTCGCTTTAACCATACTATTAAAACTTAAGTCTAAGTTGTTTGCTTGCTCATAAAGCTCTGCATTTACCAAACCATCTCTAGCTTTTTTGAAAGTTTTTAAATCATCGTCTGTAATTCCTTCAGGCGTTAATATTTTAGACTGTAGTTCCGAAATTATTGCCTTAGAATTTGCAACAGTTTTCCTTGCCTTTGAATCAATTTCTTGTTGATAAAAACCTATCAATGCGTTTTTGTCATCAACATCATCAAACTGAGGAAACAAAGTTCCATCTTTGATTGCTTGAATATTATCTTTTATTTGTTTTAAAGATAAATCAGACACACTTTTTTGTATTGATTTTGCTACTTCGTTTAAGTCATTGCTTCTTTTTAAATTATAACTAGTTTTTAAACTTGCATATAATCTTTCTCTTTGATTTAGGTCTAATTGCGATATATCAATGGTCTGCTCTTGCCCTTTTGCACCTATTCTAATAGTTTTTCCTGTCCGTATTTCTTTTTCAAAAGTATCTAATCTAGCTTTATTTATAGTTTCATCTTCAAAGAAAGCTGTACTTACTGTCTCAAAAAGATCACTTGTAAGTTCATTTTCTTTTGCGTCAGCTAAGTTTAAAAGATTTGCTTTTAATTTAGCATCTAATGTTCCGTCTTCTTTAACTTTTTCTCTGTATTCTTTTATTGTGCTTAAATTTGCAGCATCAACACCTGTCGTGTAATCGTTTAGTTTTATTTGCTCTTTTGCTGCGTCAAATGTTTTATAATCTAAAAAAGCTGTTTCGCCACTATCGTATGCTTTTGCATATTCGATCTGCAACTCTTTTTCCATTTGCTTTCTTAATGGATCATCAGGATTTCTTTTTCTTATTTCCTCTAAATAACCTTTCATCACTGTGTTGGTCATCATAGAGCCTTGCTGTCTTGCTCTTTTGAAAGCGTTGTCTTTCCCTGTAAGACGTGCAGAATCAACAAATGTAGTTAAAGAGTTTCTTACATCCCTTGTTTGGTTTGGCGTAAGATTATATTTTGCGTAATTTTTTTCAAACTTTAAATTGTAATCTTTTAACTCTTGCTCAAATTCTTCGGCAGTAGTTGCCTTGCTGTTGTTTAATAATTGATTCGCACCATCATTATATATAGATTTTAATTCTGTATAAGCTGTTTCAGTCTTTGCTTTTTTCTCAGCCATGCCAAACTGATACGCAACATCACTCGCCTTTTTAAACAAATCTGCCGTAGCTAGTTGGGCACCGACAAATGCCTGTGTGTCTGCTGTAACACCAATCTGTGTAGTAGGTGCTTTTACTCTTTGTCCAAGTTGGTCATATGTAGGTATCTTCGGCATATCTTATCCCATCATAGTTGCTGTTTTTGCACCAGCTTCAAGTAAATTGGCATACGCTTGTGTTTTTATTGCAGATGCCCTTGATGCACCTTCTGCTCTAATCATAGCTGCCTGTGCAGTCTTTGCTTGTTCCTGTATACTGCTTGCATATCTTATAGCTATGGCATCCATCTCTGTGTTCATGTATGTATCTCGCAACGCCAATAAATTACTACCTGTTCCAGTAACAACGCCTGATTTAGCAGCAGCTACTCTTTGTGCCGATATTAGTTTATCTGATCCTTGACGTAACCTTGTTTGTTCATCTCTCGCAGAACGCTGTAATAATATCCTCTCATTCTCTGCTATCTTAGCATTATACTCAGCAGTCAATCTTGCTTGCTTGGCAGCAGCTTGACTCGCTTTAAAACCAAATATAGCTCCTATACCTGATGCAGCAGGTGCAACATAACTACCATAATTTGATCCACCACCAGAGGTAGAAGCCTGTGCATCATTTGCATACATTGCATTTGCCATTACGCCACCCTCGCAAAACGATAATAATCTGATCCATCAGGACCATACTTCTTCATTAAACCCTCATTCTCAAAACCCAACCACTCAACATATCTTATGGCTTGCTTGTCATCTGCATGAACACTTGCCTGTATACGCTGTAAATCGTTGTCTTCTTGCACATGATCTAATAACAAACTAGAATACTTGGCTGCTGATCTAGGCATATCGTAAGCATACTTGGACATCATAAACCAGGCTTCACCTACATTATCCCACAATCCGTATACACCACCAATCATAAACACTCTACTTTCCTGCATTGCTGTGTACGCACTCAAACAAGTTTCTTTCATCATAGCTGCTTTTGAGCTTTCTGGAAAATGAAAATTTGTTTCAATCATATCCAAGTCTTCTTTTTCAAACTTCTTAAACTTAAGCATCAAACGTATTAGACCTTCTCATAATCGCTAATATTGTCATTGGCAATGGCTGTGTTTGCCTTATAACAATCTTTGCATCATTGTCATAACCTGATGGAAAAGATATTTCTTTATCCCCAGTAAATAATGGAACAGCTTCATCCATGTTCATACTACTATCTCTAAATGGCAATCTATCAAGATTATTTACGTCTGGTCCTAACTCTGCACCAACTGTCTGAAAGAATCTAGCTGTCACGCCATGTATTCTCTTTATCTTGCCTTGTGCAATCCCATCTTCTGCACCTGCTTCCATACGCAATGTTTCCAGAGAAGATGTATAACCATAGCCAACATGAACCTTAGATGCACTCCTGTCTAATGTAATTGTGCCATTGCTGACTGTTTTATCGGCGTGTGCAGCACCATCTGCTAAAATGGTTACTGTTTCACCCTCAAGGTGATTTAGGCTTGTAATGGTCGTTGTAGCTCCACCATCATATGTTAAGCCACTATCTACGAAGAAAGCATCTGCAACATCATCATTAAAATATAATGACTTAAGATATACAATGTGTCGAACAGTTGATCCATTTATTGTCCTCTTCACACTAAGATAAACCTGGTCTTCTGCACCACTAGGAATAGCTGTGATACTTTCTACTATACCACTACCACCTAAACTATGCTCATGCCAACCAACTGTTGCATTTGCTCTGTCATATGTTAATCCTATCAGCCTTCCATCAGCATGAACAAACCATAGCAGTAACTCGGGTTCTTGTTGCCATACCATATCAGTCAAGCCACCTCTAGCTAAATGGTCTGCTAATACAGTCAAGTCAACACCTAACAATCCATCTGTGTCTAAATCAAAGGTTATCTCTTTTACTTTTTCTGCACCCTTCTGTATAAGTATGGTACTGTTACCTGCTCTCAAAGGCTTTACATTACCTGTACCAAATGTTGTTTCTCGTAGCACGTTAACATTCGTAGGTGTTACTGGCTCTGATCCTGCTCCACCTGATAAGGTAAACTCAGCACTTGTAGTCAATAACTGCAAGAATCTAGCTGGTAATAGATGCTTAATCACGTTAACTTGATCTGATGCTATCGTTACATTTATCGCATCATCATCATTCGTACCAGGTGTATGATTCTCAAAGTCAGCAGAAACACTGCCAAAGATAGTCTGTGGCTGACCTGTTGTACCAGCAAAATACAATCTTTCCTCATAGAAACCTATAGCTCTAGGATACCCTTGATCCCCACCAAAAGCACCTAAAGACCATAGCTTTGTCGCATTAGCTGAACCAATAACATGATCTGGCAAAACACCTGTGTCATTCTTTACTGTAGCCGTAACAACAGTTGCACTAGTAAAAGCCGTAATCTCCAAGTATCCAGTGCCATCATGCTTGTATTCCCAATCTAACGAACCATATGTTTCAGTGCCCTCTAAGTGTACTGGTGGTGTATTTCCTGATGTTTGCGTGCTACCTGTTACCTGCTCATATACATGACCATTATAACGAACAGTAACACCATTTGCATAACTTGTAGACGCTGCCCATTCATCATGGTGTATCTCTAATATCTCACGAAATCTAACCAATCTCCCTACATCAGAACTCGCAAACAAACTCGCAGAAGCTGTAAGCGTTACAGAGCCTGTATCTGCTGAAGCGTATAATGTTGTGCTTGTTATGTTTTCATCTAACCAAGGACCATCTTTGAAGTCTATATCTGTCAATGTCCATGATGTATCGCTTGTTCTTGTTAGTTTTGCAGGTGCATGGCTCTCTTGTGCTAAATACAAAACATCTGCTGATTGTGCATAATTAATCGTAGATAGTTGTGCAGTTGTGTAAGTCGTTGTAACTTCTACTATTTTTCCAACTGTACCACCACTTGTGTATGTTGTGAAAGCAGAGCTATCAATACCTGATAACTCAAATGTATTTGTTGTAGCACCAGCAACAGTAAACTCTCTATTGTTTACTTCTGTCATTCCTCCAACACTAGCAATAAATACTCTATCGCCATTACTTAAACCATGTGAGTTAGCTGTAACCACTGCTGGATTAGCCTTTGTTATGGCTGTGATTGCTGTGGTAGCTTCTGTGACTAAACCACCATCTTTGAATATACGAATATAGTTATTACCAAACTCCAACACATAGGCTTGCGTATCACTGAACTCAAAGTTGATTAATCTTACTTGACCACCATCTTTTGTTGTTCCTGCGTAATATGTGCCTGGTCTTCTTGTTGTACCTCCCTGTGGAAATACAATCATATTGCTTAAGTCTTTTACAGCTTCATTATATTTCTGTAAATCAATCCTACCTTCTAAGCGTGGCGATATCTCACCTGCTCTGAAGTTGGTGATGATTGACGATACTCTAGCCATATTAGAACCTTGCGTTGGTGAAAGTATCTGCCTGTATTTGTTCTGGATAACCCTCTAGTGCATCCATGCTTCTAGCTTCACTTAATCGTGCTTGATATAAAGAATACATAGACTGTGCTAAAGCATTACTGCCAGTTATGGCATAAGCTGTTTCTGCTGCAAGTTTATGTGCAATAGTACTGCTTAACAAAGAATCATACTGCTCTGTATCAGTTACCCTAGATAAATAAACTATAGAGCAAGTACCTTCATTAGAGAGTATCTTTCTGCCTTCTATCTTATACATTACATTGCTATCATACGCAGCAACCTCATTGTTTACATTTGAGTTCCAAAAAGAAATAACCCTTAAGCAATAAGGGTCTGTTGGCAATGTATATTGATAGGTAAATCCGAATGGTGGTGCATCACTGTCTCTTGCTAGTGTTGCCCTTGATATAGCTACATTCCAAGGATGTGACCTTAGAACGGCATCTCTTACTGTTTCAAATCTTCTATTACAAAGTCGTGCTTCTTTTGAGTTTTCCGTTAATGCAGTTATTGTTGCTGCACCAAGTAAATCCATAGCTTCATTACAAATGTCTACAACTGACGGCATATAAAACTCCTGAAAGTAAGGAGCAGATTAACTGCTCCCTACAAATGTTTTAGTTAACAACGTACTCTATAACAAATGACATATCACCTGCTGTACCACCTGTTGCACTGAATGTTACTGCAACATAGTAGTATCCACCAGGATCAGATGAAGCACCTGCATCTTCCCACACTTGCTGACCAACTGTAGTGATGTCTGCTTCAGATCTTACGTCTGTCATAGCTCCTTCATCAGCAACAAGTGTTGCGTATACGTCTTCGTCTACAACAGTACCACCTGTTGTGTACAGACCAACATTAAAAGTACAACTTCCACCTAAACTGTCAGATGCAATCTTTAATGCTGTGATTGACGCATTAGAAGGAATTGGTGCAAGCATAACAATATCATTGTCTGTACTATCACCAGCAGCTAATGCAACTGTGCCCTGTGCTACACGCAAAACGCCATGTAGTGAATGAGCTTCTGTAATAACTTGAGGAGTAGCTTCGAAGTTACTTACAAGAGTTGTGTTCTTTGTAGTCATAATTCACTCTCCCTTAAGCTGATTCATCACAGTCGATTTGTACTACTTTGGCTTCTTCCATTCTAGTAGCACCAATGCTCATGCAGTAATAAACTTGAGTTGAGTAACCTTTGTCGGCTCTCTCATCTATTCTTGCATTAACATCTTTTCCAACACCTAATGCAATACCATCTTCTGCCCAAGCAAAACATGATCTGATATTAGATGCAATCGATAGTCTGTTTGTTACGATAAACTTGAAGCCTAAGAATGTATCCACATCACCTTGTACAAGTGCCTTAACTGTGTTGAAGTCAGAACTTGTTACTGATGTTGTGTTTAATAGAGCTTCAATCTGATTTGGTCCAACAGCAATATATCTTGGTATTGAAGGGTCAACGTCAGCTAAATCTAAAATCTTTTTAGCCTGAATTAACTTAGCAATAGACATATCAGCACCACCATTTGCAATCTGATTAGCAGCAGCAAATGAAGTAGATGTTGAGCCTGTTTCGCCTGTAAAAGCTGTACCAAGTGCAGCAGAGATGATAACGTCATCCATTGCTCTTCCCATTGCAGCAGCAGCAGCCATTGCATAAGAAGATGTAGGATCGATTAACATTCTAACCTTATCTTGGTCATCAATTAAATCAGCGTACTCATAGTCAGCTAAACTCACCCTTCTTCTTGCGTGAGGTGTGTCCATCTGAGGTGTGTCGGCATGGCGAGTGGTACGCAACTGAGCAGTAGCAACGCCTACCTGGTCGAAAAAAGCGTTCTTTCCAACGATATTCTCTACACGAACTGCATCTCTTAGACGGCTTCCCATCTGTTGAGATAGCATCTGCACGTTAGCAGAATACTGTTGAACAAACGCTGTAGTTACTTGTGTTGACATTTAAGTCTCCTTAGTAAAAGTTACATTTGATTTT